ATATTACGTGGGGAGACGGTCCCCACAACTCTTCAATTAAAGGAATTTTATCATGGGTAAGCCATTTGACGTATCAAAGTTTCGCAAGAGTATCACCAAAAGCATTGATGGTATCTCTGTGGGATTTACAGATCCAACTGATTGGATCTCAACAAACAATTATGCATTAAACTATCTTATTAGCGGAGACTTTAATAAAGGTGTTCCGTTAGGTAAGGTTACTGTATTTGCTGGCGAGTCTGGCGCCGGTAAATCATTCATCTGTTCGGGTAACTTAGTCGCTAACGCACAAAAAGAAGGCATTTATGTTATCCTAGTAGATAGCGAAAACGCACTCGATGAAAAATGGTTACACGCACTTAACGTAGACACCAGCGAAGACAAACTTCTTAAACTTAACATGGCCATGATTGATGATGTAGGCAAGATGATTAGTGAGTTTGTTAAGGAATATAAATTACTTCCAGAATTAGAAAGACCCAAAGTCTTGTTTGTAGTAGATTCGTTGGGTATGCTACTTACCCCAACGGATGTAAATCAATTCGAAGCAGGCGACATGAAAGGTGATATGGGCCGTAAACCCAAAGCACTAGCCGCCCTGGTACGTAATTGCGTAAACATGTTTGGTAGCTTAAATTTAGGCCTAGTATGCACCGCACACACATACGCTAGTCAAGATATGTTTGATCCGGACGACAAAATATCAGGAGGACAAGGTTTTATCTATGCGAGTAGTATTGTAGTCGCTATGCGTAAGTTAAAACTAAAAGAAGACGAAGATGGTAACAAGATCTCAGAAGTTAAGGGTATCCGTGCCGCTTGCAAAATTATGAAAACACGCTATGCTAAACCTTTTGAATCAGTACAGGTTAAGATCCCGTATGAAGAAGGTATGAATCCTTACTCAGGTTTAGTAGACCTGTTTGAAGGAAAAGATCTTTTAAAGAAGGAAGGTAATAGTTTGGTATATACACTAGCAAGTGGTGAAATCATTAAGAAGTTCCGCAAGGGATGGGATCGTAACGATGACTTAGCACTTGATCGTGTTATGGCCGATTACGTTGCTAACCCGCATCAAAAAACAGCTAATGTTGAAGAACTAGAAGCTGATGTGGAAGTAGTTGCTGACATAGTAGAAAAACCAAAGAAGTCTAAAAAAGAGGAAGCCGTAGATGGATAATATTATTGAAAATATAGATGGATTATACGGCCTAATAGGTATTCCCGAAACTAATGTATTATATGCTAACCCAGAAGATATTATTATAATTCATGTTGACCCAGCAAATACTGAAGAGCAGATGCACGAGCATGCTAAAAAAGTTAAAGCACTATTGCCTACTAATGATATTATAGTCTTACCTAAGAATGTATTGATTTCAACATTCCCAGCAAACACAGGTAATGGAGTATATGTTACAAGAGTATTGGAGACAGAATGACAATTGATGTTGATGTACTAAGTGAAATGTACACAATCCTTAAGCAGTATATTCCACAAAAGGACCGTCAGGAAGCCGCTGACAACTTAATGAGTGTAATGGTTGATATGTTAGGCGACCAAGAACTTAAAGAGTTTGGTGGAACCGACTCAACCCTTAAACGTGCTCTTAAAGAATACTCTTCAGATGATGAAGATGAGGACAACGAAGACGGCGAGTGGTAATCTAAGTGTGGTATAATAAAATTGTAGCTGACCTTGGGGAGATTCCTGCCTTCATAAATTACTATGAGCAGGAACTCAGCGAGGCCAAGGGCAATATCAAAATCTCAGGTAGAGTTGAGCGTGAATTAGCCGATCTGCCGGGACAAAGTGAGCATCGCTTTAACCAGCTACAAGAAATAGAAGCAGTACTAGAGTTTCTTAATATACAGTTACGCAAGATCCGACGTAAACACTTTCAAAAGTATTTAGAAGCCTATGCCCGTGCGTTAACGTCACGTGATGCTGAAAAGTATGTTGATGGTGAAGACGAAGTCATTGATTTTGAAACTATTATTAATGAAGTAGCGTTACTACGTAACCGTTGGTTAGGGGTAATGAAAGGTATTGAATCAAAAAACTTTATGCTGGGACACGTAGTCCGACTACGTACAGCAGGAATGGAAGATATTGTAGTATGAAAATTTTATGTACAAGAAGTAACGAAAACGAAACAGATCATTTATCAGATTTGTTAATACATGGATTTCATGAGCTTGGCCATGAAGTCATTGATTCTCCAAGGATCTGGCATATCCACAATGATGGCAAACCAGGACCTGACGGTAAACAACGCAACGAGTTACACGGCAAAGGTTTTACACTAACCAATATTTTGCCAAACGATGCCAACATAGATCGCACTGACATAGAAAGCAAAATACGCAATAACTATTTTGACCTACATGTGCTAAGTCGTGCAGATTTTGAAAGCATTTACGAATCTGTAATATTAGATACACAGTCCGCTAGTAAAATTATTATTGTTGATGGTAAAGATCAAGCAGACTTAACACACTACAGGGATCACCAGCATTTGGTAGGTTGTGGCAGTTATTTTAAAAGAGAGTTGATGGTTGATCACCCCAAGATTAATCCAATTGGGTTTAGCTTTCCTAAACAGAAGATTATTGATCGTACCGGCATCACAAAAGAAAAATTACTCTCGGGGGCTAAGCCAGTAGAAGGCAGTAATCCAGCTAAGTATATCTTTAATAATGAAGAAGATTACTATCGTGATTATGCGGCTAGCTATTTTGGCGAAACTACACGTAAAGGCGGGTGGGATTGTCAGCGACATCACGAAATACTAGCATCGGGCGGAGTGCCTTGGTTTAAAGATCTTAAATACTGTCCAGAACAAACCTGTACAGCATTACCTAAAGAAGAACTGTTGGCAGTATGTCAGCTGATCGAAGATAACGGCATTGAATGGTTTGAAACTCTAGAAGGAAAAGAAATATACGAAGCCATACAGGAAACGGTATTTAATCACTTCTTAGAGCACGGCACTACCGAAGCCACTGCTAAGTATGTATTAGATACACACAAACGAAACTATGGTTGATTTTAAGAAATATGCTAAAGAGCTGCTAGAAGATTTTGAACTTTGCTGTCGCGCCAAGCCCAAGCAAAATGCAGTAGACGTACAGTTGGAAAAAGATTCATGTGCAAAATTTGCACATCACTTAAATACTCAATTAGGATGGGGAACAGATAACGAAGTAGCTGAGGCCTGTTATCAACTTGAGCCTAGATTAAAAAAGTTAAAAGAAAAATTGGTTATGGAGATATTAACACATGGCTCTATTTAAAAACGCACACGCAAGTCACGAACATAGTTTAGACATACTAAACATGCTCTATGGGTATGATTCATTTTTAGATAATTTACAGGTTGTTGCTGATATGGGCTGTGGGCGTGGGTTAGACGCTGAATGGTGGGCTACCTTAACGACCCGCGACGATCCTCCCGAACCGCACAATTATATAGTCTACGCAGTTGATCAAGATATCAGTCAAATCGATCAAGACCTTTTAAACACAAATAAAAATATTATACCAATTGAAGCAAATTTTGAAACTCGTACTATTCCCAGACAAGTTGACCTTATTTGGGCACACGATAGTTTTCAGTATGCTCGTGATCCGTTAAAATGTTTGGCCGCATGGAAAGCAACTCTAAATCAAAATGGTATGTTAGTGATGGCAGTACCGCAAACAACATATCTAGTGAATAACAAATTAACTGTGGCAAACTATAGTCATCAATATTATAGCTATAATATATTAAATTTAATGTATATGCTGGCCTTAAGCGGCTTTGACTGTAGAGATGCGTACTTTTATCGTAAAGAAAATAGTCCGTGGCTGTATGCTGGTGTATATGCTAGTCAACACGATCCTTTGCCTGCACACGCTAGCTGGTACGATTTAGCCGACCGTCAGTTAGTTAATGATAGCATTATTAACAGCGTAAACAAGTATGGACATGCCCGCTTAGAAGATGTGGTAGTAAGTTGGTTTGATAAGAACTTATACCAAATAACAAACTAATGAAAATTGTAATTGCCACCGGAGGCTTTGATCCTATACACAGCGGACACATCGCTTATCTTAATGCAGCTAAAAAACTAGGCGATTGGTTATTAGTTGGGCTAAACAGTGATAGTTGGTTAGAACGTAAAAAGGGTCGTGCATTTATGCCCTTTCTAGAACGTGAAAATATTCTAATGAATATAAAAGCAGTTGATACAGTATACGGTATAGATGACCGCGACGGAAGTGCTTGCCAATTACTAGAGTGGGTTAAAGAACAATTCCCGTATGCAACAGAAATTATCTTTGCTAACGGCGGAGATCGCACCAAAGAGAACATTCCCGAAATGCGTGTAGAAGGTGTTACATTTGTGTTTGGTGTAGGCGGAGAAGATAAGGCCAATAGCAGTAGTTGGATCCTTGAGGACTGGAAAGCACCTAAAACCTACCGCCCCTGGGGCTATTACCGAGTATTATACGACATGCCAGGAACTAAAGTTAAAGAACTAGTAGTCGACCCGGGTAAACAGTTAAGTATGCAACGTCATAAAATGCGGTCTGAATACTGGAAAGTAACTCAGGGCATGGCTCGTGTTACTAACGATACAGGGACAACTACATTA